TTTGAGAGACGTATTGCACAAACAAACATGGCAAAGTTTCTTGAAGAGAATCCCAAACTACTACCCCCCGGTTTGAACTCACACAGTGAGTTTGATATTTCAGTTCGTAAACCAACGTAAGGAGAAAAGATGAGCAATATTGCTTTATTTGATGGGGCTAAAGCCCCAGCGTTTGCAAAACAACGTACAGGTAAATCTGCATTAGCAGAGGCATTAGGTGGAAGCGCAGACTTTGGTAAGCGCATATCTATTAAAGGCGGTGTATTCCGTTTGATGTCTAGTGGGAAAGAAATTGCTAACATTGAAGAGCGCTATCTTGATGTAGTGTTTGTTAATGCCGCACCTAAGACAAGTCGTATTTGGTACGCTAAAGCGTACGATGGAGATGCAACAACTCCTGATTGTTGGTCTGCTGATGGTGAAACATCTAGCCCTGATTCTAAAGATCGTCAGTCTGAAAACTGTAGAGATTGCGCAAAGAATATAGCCGGTTCAGGTCAAGGTGACTCAAAAGCTTGCCGTTTCCAACACAGAGTTGCGGTAGTGTTAGCCAATGATATTAATGGCGATGTGTTACAACTGCCAGTTCCTGGAGCTTCTGTATTTGGCGATGCTGATGGTGACAACATGCCTTTAAAAGCATACGCTCGTTGGTTAGCGGCTCAACAGATTGATCCTGAAATGGTTGTGACTCGTATGAAGTTTGATACCAAAGCAGAATCACCTAAGTTGTTCTTTAAATCCATGAAGTGGTTAGAGCAAGAGGAATACGATGTTGTGTTACAAAAAGGTAAGAGTCCCGAAGCACTTGCGGCAATTACATTCTCTGTAACAAAAGTAGATAAAGTTGCGCCTCCGATTGCGATTGAAGGTAAAAAACCCGCTAAGGTAGCAGAACCCGAGATTACTGAGGACGAGGACGAAGTCATTGCTCCTGCACCTAAGAAGGCGAAACCCAAGGCGAAGGTAGAAGTCGTGGCAGACGATGAAGTCGACGAGCCAGTTGTCGTTAAGCAAGAGAAGAAAGCACCTGCGGTACCCCCCAAGGCGAGTTTAGCTTCAGCGATTGATGATTGGGACGATTAAATGGCATATTCACCGAAAGTTATCGCAACGGTGAAGAAGGCGCCCAAGACTCTAGGAAATCAACTAGGGCGATGGGCGATCCATCTCGAGTTCCCCGTTACAAAAATCGCTAGGGCTACTGGTGCAACTCGCCAGTCTGTATATAACTGGTTTAATGGTGGCGAAGTCTTTGTCGCATACCGCCCAGTTGTTGAGTCCCTCCTAAAAATATTACAGACGTCACCTACCAAGGAAGACGCGTGGAGAAAAGTATGCAAGTCATTCCGCCTAGAAACCTAAGTAATTCTGAATTGATTCGTTATGCCGCTGATGTGCTTGCATACCAAGTTGATTTGCCATTAAGTGTACAAGTAGAATTATTAAGAAGGTTCTCGGCACTTAACCCTGCGGACACATTTCCGCCCAAAGATCCAAACCAACAAGAACTGTTCCCCCAATAAACCCAAGGATACGCATGACTCCGCAAGAATTTCTGGCGGCTGTACTTCCGTCTCCGGGGAATGGGTTGTACTGCGCCGTAGAATTAACAAAAAACAAAGAACACGCTTTTGCTGATAAGGTAGAAGAACTTGTTCCTCAAATAGATACTTGGCATGCCAATGAATGCGATGTGTTTTTTGCTTTATCAACTTTTGATAGACCTGAACGCAAAGCTGAAGCGGCACAAAGTATTAAGGCTTTCTTTATTGACATGGATGGCTACGCTACCAAAAAGGATGCGGGCTTTGCACTCGCCGCTTTTGCGATTAAGACGAGCATGGACAAGTTGGGGCGACCCTACATTGTTGGCTCTGGCGGGGGGCTTCATGTCTATTGGGCGTTGACCGAAGCTATCCCAGTAAGTGTTTGGAAACCTGTTGCTGAGAACTTTAAACGTCTTTGCAAACAAGAGAACCTTAATATTGACATGACGGTTACTGCCGATGCGGCACGCATATTGCGAGTACCGGGAACAAGTAACTTTAAAAAGAAATATGGCACACCACGTCCTGTTAAGTTGCTCAATTCTGGCGACACGTTATCTTTTGATGACTTTAAAAGCTGGGTTGAGCGACATATCAAAGAGGAATTTAAAGCTCCTGAAATAGCTCTGCCCGGCAAACGTCCTGAGCGTAAGACTGCATCAGCGGTTAAACTGATTGAAAATTCAAAGAGTCTCTTTGCGCCTCTCATGGAAGAGTGTGGGCAGATCAAAGACTACATTGCCAACGCTCAAGAAGACGGCAAGGAACCCATTTGGCGTGGTCTACTTTCATGGACAAAAGTGTGCGAAGATGGTGAGGAACATGCACTAAGTTTAAGCGCCATGCATCCATACAGTGAAGAGCGGATGCGCCAGAAGTTGGCAAATATTAAAGGTCCTTATGCGTGTATTAAGATGGACAGTGAGAATCCTGGCATCTGCGGGAAGTGTCCACACTTTGGCAAGATCACCAATCCATTGATATTAGGGAGAACCCTAGCTAAAGATAATACTGCCAAGATAATCCCAATCACGTCTGTAGAAAAGCCCGTAGAAGATTTTGATGAAGAAGTTGAATTTGGTCTAAATGAAGAGGCGGAATTAGAAGAAATCTTTGACGCGCCTCCCGCCGTGTACAGACCTGAACCTCCAAGAAATTACAGTTACGGAGAGAATGGTGGTGTGTACTGCGAGAAGACTGAGAAAGATGTGGACGGCAAAACTTCTACAAGAATGATCGAGTTGGTTCCCTATGACTTGTTTGTGGTTGACTTGTTAAAGCTTGAGAATGAACACATGATTCATATGGCGGCAGTTAGACCCAACAAAGTAGAGACGTTTACGTTCCCCCAAAAGGCGGTGGTTAGTAAAGACGATACCTTAAAGAACCTTGCGACACACAACATACTTGCTTCACACGGGGCGGGTAATGATAAGAACCTTTACGACTATGTCCGTGCTTGTGCAAACGAAGCTTCAACTAACAAAAAACCAATCGAAGTCCCGCTTCAATTTGGTTGGCAAGATAATGGCTCATTCGTTTATAACCATAGGGTTTTCACTAAGGATGGCAAAGAAACCACAATCCCAATGCCAGGCTTGGAGAATATCAACCGCAATACAAATAAGATGGGTAACTTAGACGATTGGCGTCAGGTTTGGAACATATTTGTTGAGCGTAAGATGTACCCACTTTTAGCTAATGCTTTGGATTCTTTTGGTTGCCCATTGATGAGGTTTACTGAGTATGAGGGTTTTACTTGGGCACTTACTTCTAAGCTATCAGGTACAGGTAAATCACTTACGCTAAGCGCCAAGGCGGGAGTTTGGGGTCACCCAATTATGTACAGGACTGGTAAGGGAACATCGCCAGTTGCAATGCAACAAAGAGCCGGTTTGCTAAAAAGTTTACCCCTACTGATTGACGAGATCACATCGACTCAACGTGCCAATATGGAGTGGGCACCTGCCTTTATTTTTGACTTTGCAGAAGGTCAAGGTAAGGAACGTATGGATGCATCTGTAAATAAAGAACGTTTAAATAATACTAACTGGGCTTCTACTTGCACGCTGACATCCAATGAGGTGTTAACAGATTACATGGCGGGGGCTAGAAAGTTTAGCTCAAATGGTGAGCTTCTTAGAATGCTTGAGTGGAACCCAACTGAAAAACTACAATGGAGTGCAGAAGAACGTATAACTTTAAAGAAATTAAAACGCAATTACGGCGTAGCCGGAGAAGCATGGGTGCGTTGGCTTGTTAGGAATCAAGACGTTGCTGAACAAATGGTGCAGAAAGTTTCTGTAAAGTTAGGTAAAGAAATGAATTTTACAGATGATGAGCGTTATTGGCATGCGGGTTGTGCGACTACTATAGCGGCGGCTATTCTTTTGGGCAGTAATTATGCGGGGATCTTAGATGTTCCAGTTAAAGCGCTTACAGATGCCTTGCATGAATTGGTTAAGAAAGCTCGAGGTATCATTGCATCTAACATCAAAACTGCGGAAGATGTGCTTAGTGCCTATACGGGAGATAACTACGGAAGCTTTATTGTCATTAAGAAAAATGAGGGGCGCTTGCTATCCACATGGGGGTCTGGAGATACTATTGACAAATCCCTTACTCGTTCTAAAGTACGTGGGCGTGTTGAGCATGAGCTTGATTCTGTTGGACACGTTGACTATTTTATTGAAGAGCAGTTATTGAAAGCGCACTGTGTTGCCATGAGCTTTAGTTATGCAGACTTTAAAGATCAAATAAGTAGGGTTTACAAAGTTAAGTATGGCAAAAAAGATATGCTTGCAAAAACCAATGGTCCGAGCATGCGAGTAAATGTGGTGCAGATTTCGAAAAGGATTGAAGATGTTGAAGAATTTCAACTGGGAGACCTTGAAGCCGGGTGAGTGCATCTTTGTTCCAACGCTTGATGTGTACAAAACAAGGGAGATGGGGCTTCGTGCCGCCATCTGCCACGGAACAAAAACATACGCCAAGATTGGAATCAAAGACGGT